ATAAAAGTACCTGAATATACCCCCGATATTCGGTAACCTGTGCCTATATCACTTGGGACTTTACTTAAATCATAAAAATTAACTAAATTTGTCTGTGGCATTGCGGCATCGTTTAAATACGATGCTCCTGGTGTGGGTGGTGTTATTTGACTATATGTATCTAAAAACGGGTCACCTAATCCTCTATTTTTCAATACTTCTGAAATATCATTTAAATTGCCACCTACAAAACACGTTTGAGTTCTAGAGCAATATGTTAAAGTATTTACTAAAGGCAATTTTATGTTATTTATGCCTGTATCATTTACATAATAAGAAAAATTAATGCCTGTTAAATTATCTACAAATCCATTATCATTTTCTTTGCCGATAAATTCAATAGTGCTATCGCTTGCCCCCACGGTATTTATAGCAGCACTCTCACATTGTATTATATCACCTGGATTAATTACAATACCATAAGAAGAAATATTATTTACCCATGAATTTTTAAATTCATCTTGGTCGTCATCAATTAAATTATAGTTAGTTTTCCCATTTATTCTATTACATTCTAACAATATATATTTAGACATTATTATTAATAATATATTAGATAAATTTAATTATAAATTAATGTTATTGTTTATTAAAAAAAAAGTTAAAAAAATAATAAAAATTATTCTAGATAAAAAAAAATTATTTTTTAAATTTTATATTTTTTGCTAAATCTTTATCAAAATCTAATTTATTAGAAATAGCTTTAAAATAAAAGGCATATAATCTCGCATAACCCCATTGAGTAGGGGAAGAAACAGAAGCCCTTGAGCCACTACTTAAAAAAGCTCCCTTTCCCCTTTTAATAATTTCTTTTTGAATTCTTAAAGGTATACCTGTTTTATCAGCAAATTTTTGAGTATTTGGTTTTACATTATCACCAAATTTTTTTTTGAATCTTATTGTAAAACTGCTTTCTTTATTTTCTTTTGTTGTTGGTCTTTTTTTTGCGATATTTATTGCCTTTATTTTATTACCTTTTTTTAATTCTTCTTTAGTTTCCTTAATATTTTTTTTCTTTTTTTCTTGGTCTGATTTTGATAAACCTTTTAAATATTTTTTTGGCACATTACTCATTATATATTATATATTAGATATAAATTTAAGCTGACATTATAATCTCACCATTTTTAATAACTGCTGCTTTTTCAACACCGCAGAAAATTCTCATTTCTCTTGCTTCGTTTTGTCCTGCAACTTTAACGGTTCCTGTTTGGTCTGGTTGTCTTGTATATGTTTTTTGGAATAAAATAGGTTTGACACCGATTTTAGCACCATTTCCTAACACATTAAACCCTGTGCTTGTAGCATCATAACCAATATAATGAGATGTTGCCCTTATATCATTAGTTTGAGTTGATACATTACTATTAAATTCTTCTGGCATTTTATGACCGTTAACTTTTCCTATAAATACGCTATTCTGATTATAACGCTTATCTTGTCGGGATTTATCGGTATCAACATCAAAAGAGAATAATTGACTAGGAACCATTAAAGGTTTACCTAATACTTCGCTTAATTCGTTATATTTTCTTGGTGCTTCTTTTGGTTCTCTATCATATACTAATTGGTCGTTAATTCTAAAATTATAAGAAGATGGGGCTATTAAATCTGTTGATACATATTGACCTAAAAAGCTATGGTTTTGGTTTACGTTTTTCTCAGCTACCATAATATTCCTTACAGTTTTACCACTTACAGCTATTTTTCTTTCTACTCTTTGCTCTTGAACTCCACTTAAACCTGAAACTGAGGGAATATTAGCATTAGTTACATTTAAATCTTCAAATAAGAAAGATAAACCATTTTGCGATAATGTTTGTTGAACTAAATTATCCATTTTTTCAGTTGTATAATAAAGATGGTCTGAAATAAATTTAACGTTATTAGTTGAAACACTAACAGCACTTTTAGCATTTTGTCCTTCATCTACGCATGTAATAGCACCCGGTGAACCTGCTATTTGTTTATTAAAATTAATTTCTAAATAAACATGCTCTTTCATAGCCATTAAAGGCAATTGTCTTGACCTCATCATTGGAATTAATACAGATAAAGGCACTGAAAAAATAGGGGTTGTTGATTCATCTAAACTAGGGCGTAGAAATAAAGGCACTTTAAGCTCTCTTGCTGTGCCAGAAGCCCCTGATACTTCCATATCTCTATAAACCAATCTGCTATCAGTTTCTTGACTAAATCTATCCCCAATAGCACCAGATTTAACCATATCAACATAAGCTCTATGTTCTGGACTTTCAAATTGTCTCATCATTGTAGTATAATGAGCGTAATCTGAATTACTAGCTAAAACTTTGCCACCTACTTTTAAAAAGCATGATTTAACTAATCCGTGAATTCCTGTGTTTAGTGGAAAAAAATTAACTGGGTCAGCCAATACAGCTAACTGGACCATACTACCACCATCTAAAATGCCATTCTTAGGAATTTGAAAAACAGCCTGGTTTTGTGTGATTGTGATAGGGTCTAAAACTTCAGTTTTAATATTCATATTTTCAATAGATGGAATTGTTGCCACATTCAAAATTTGAGGTAAATTATTTTGTTTTGACATAATCGTTATATATTATTATAATAGAAAAAAAAAATAAAAAAAATTATTATTTATTAAAAAATTTTTATATAAAATAAATATTCTAGAATATAAAATTTATTATAATATTTTTTTTTTTTTAAGATTTTACTGTTATACCTTGAGGTGAATATTCTAATACGTTTTTACTTAATACATATGTATACACAGCATTAGGGCTCTTTCCATCTAAATTGCTCTGGATTCTTGTAGCATAAGATTGACCCCTAAAGTCGATACCCACTTGTGAAACATTATCTAAGGCAACACCAATAGCAAAATTTCTATTAGCATCTACACTGGCAAAAGATTGAGGATTACCACCATGTAATTTATTATAAAGTAATAAATCATTTTCTCCAAACCCATGAGTTAATGGTTGATTAATTAAATGAGTAATATTGTAAAATGGTTTAACAGCATTTAAAGCATTTACTTCTAGGCCTGTTTGTGGTGCTCCATTTTGTGATTGTTCTTGCACGTCTAAATCGTAATCTAAAGCTAATTTCATGCCACCACGAGAAAATGAAACTTTATTTATTTGCACGTCTCCCCCATCATAATTAGCCCCCTGTGCGTCTGTTAATTGTGGTAGATTAGTGCTATAACCATTAAAACTATAATTATTAGAATGTGAAACTGGAAGGAAATTGTGAAATATATTTAAAACGTTACTATTAGCTATGTTATAGGTTTGTGTTGAATCATTTGAATCAATAACAGAATATAAATTATTAAATGAGTTATAAGAAAATGAACCATTACCTGAAACAGATAATTTTTGCATTCCTTGAGCATCAGGGATAAGCATATCTCCTGTTAAAGTTAAATCGCTAAGTTCATAAAAAGCTCCACCTGCAGAATTAGCCTGAGAGCCTTTTAAAAATTGTTGGTCGCTTACTAATTCTAAATTTAAAGTTAACCCTCTAACCCCGTTAACCCCCATAGGAATAGCATTTCCGCCGTTCATCATACCTGTGAATAATCTACAACTAAAATTAACTTGATTATTTACCATGTTACCATTCATAGCATTTAATCCTGTAGAAACTTCTACAACACCATTATTATTTAAATAATCTTCTGAGCTATGAGTTGATGGTAAAACAGTGCTAACCATTCTGCCATATTGTCGCACTGATTCTAGTGTCTGGTTTGTATCATTACTAGAAATATTAACATTTTGAAAAACGCCATTTATTCCTGTTCTGCTATCAATATCTACATTTACAGCAGCATTGCCATCTAATTGGTTATTATTTACTTTCCCACCCGTAGCAGTAAAAACTTGTAATTTTCCGTTTATTCTTACACTTGAAGCTTTTAATAGTTTATTTTGTGAACCTATGTTAAAAGTGATAATTCCACTACCATTCCGGAATGAATAGGTATTGTTTGCTGGTTGATTGGATGGGAGGATTTCGAATTTCTCTACTTGGACTATATTCATTGCTGACATATTACTTTATATAATATTAATAGAAAAAAAAATTGAAAAATTATTTATTTATTTTTTATATTTTTTATATTTTTTAATAATTTAACTTGATACTGAAACCATGCCCTTTGAAATTGTCAATCTAGCCAATTTATAAATATATGTATTAAATACTTTTTGATTTCCTGCGTCATAATCCACCTTCAAACTAATAGATTCATCGGCTAAATTTGTTATTTGTCCGTATTTATTAAATGCTCTAGCTATAATAAAGTTATCATAAATATTTTGTAATGAATAAACAGAAGCACCAATATTTACTAAAGCTTTCTGTAATTCTGAAGTATGTAATGGCTCATTTCTTCTATTACTTACACTATTACCTGCGGAATCTGTAATTACTTGACTATATCTTTCTAAATTTACCTGTCTGCTGGGAATTAATTCATTTCCTTTAACAAATTGATAATTTCGGGCATTATCTGGAACACCTGAAAAAGAGCTCTCTTTAAGATTTCTAAAAGAAGTATTTAAAACTGGTTGAACCATAACAGATTTAGCTCGTGTGCTATAAGTTGGGACTTGTATTTGAACCATTCCAGTAGTATTAACTTGATTATATCTGTATAATTCAGAAGTCATATAATCAATACTAATGCCTTGTTCTGACATTGATTTTTTTAGCATACCCTCAACATAAGCAGGTGGTGGATTTACTGATTGACAAAGCATTTCAATATCACTAATATTATAACTAACTGGTTCAATAGTATTATCTGCTGTATTAGTTAAATTTGTTTCTGAAAAGGTTGACATTCTTTTTCCTCTATCTTCAATTTTATAATAGCAAATAGTTTTATTAGCTGTGGTATAATCACCAGTTGCAGGAACATCTGCATTAATCTGAGATTGCAAAATAAATCTAATACCTAATTTATTAGAACTATCTTTAAAAAACCCGTCTACAATACCTAAAACAACCTCATTATTATAATTGCCATTGCCTGTAGTATCATGATTTAAATAAATTTTATCACCAATAGCAAAAGGGTTCTCTTTTCCACTGTCATCAGTGCCAACATTAACCACAATACCCCCAATATTAGCCGCTACAGTTCCGTCTCTTTTAAATTGTCCTTGTGTTATAT